AATCCCACCCGACACCGTACCGTCACCAGCGAGAGTGATATTCGCTGCTGACGCTGACGGATGCTGAAAGTTGATTGCTTTTACGGTGCTCATTTATGCCGCCTCGTAGATTCCAGTAACAACGATTTCATCCGTACTTCCCCATGTAAAAGGAATTGATGAGGATAAAAAAGTGAATTGAGCGTATGTACCAGCAGTGTTGATTGCTCTAACCGCACACGACGCTGATGTGAGGCTGGCTACGGCAGGATAAACGTTGTTTCCAGTATCCACCAAAATGCCATGCACAACATGATTTGTAGTTGCTGTTACCGGCAACGTAAAATTAAGATCACCAGAAATTGCCGAGGTGGAACCAAGTACAAAATTAAAACGAAACAATACCGATTTACCTAATTGAACGTACCTCGCCGTGACCGTTCCATTGCCTACGGTGTAATTAGTTGCTGTTGGCGTCCAACTTGTCCATGCACCATTACCAGTGGTATCAGCCTTCCCACCCAACTGAGTTTGAATCGCACTCGTCACACCATCCAAATACCCAAACTCAGTAGCCGACACATTCGCATCACCACTAATCACACTAGGCATTGACACCTCCTAAACCCATAGCGGCGATCATCTCATCCGTAAACCCAAGAGACCTCGCATGAGCGACAGCCGCAACCCTCGCAGCCTCTTTCGCCTCCGCAGCCGCTAACGCATCCGCAGCGGCCTGCTAGCCATTATGAGTTCCTGTATCCATAGACTCGAGCGCTCATTTGGGTAATGTTGCCCGTGCCGGACATGAGAAGTGTGAAACCATCGTATGCGGTCGTGAGATCGTGTTGCCACAAGCCGTTGCGGGTAATCCATTGAGAGTCATACAGAATGGATTGAACCTGAGCATAAGTACGTTCTGCCTTATTGGGGTTGAACACATCCATTGTGCAACTAGAAAGACCAATCGTGTTTGAGGAGTTGTAAACAACCGTTGAGGCATAGTCATTGGTTCCCGTGAAGTTTGAGGCGGCGGCAGCCATAGTCAACCCGTGGAACACGTTGTTGTAGTTGCTTCCAGTAGCGTCAACACCACCAACACGCAAGCGAAGGTTCAGACCACGGTTTCCTGTTGATGTGTAAAAGTTGTCAATAACTATCCGATAGTTGTCATACGAGGACGAAAAACAGTTGTTGAACGACACGGTTGTCGTACTGCCCGAAGTGACAGTCGTTCCTGTGATGTAGACCAACCCCGGCTGGCTGACCGTCCAGCCGTTGATCGTTGCAGCCGTAGCCTGCAAGTTGGTAATCGTGCCAACACTCGTCAACGACGATGACACCACATTCGAGGCGAGGGTCGTCCCCGACAAGTCGTTGGCGTTCACGTTTGTCGTAGCCGTCGAACCAATCTCTACCCACACGTTGTCGTAGTAGATGAACGTCCGGCCCGTATCCGACTCGTACCATTGGTCGCCAGCTTGCGGTGACGGGCTGGTCGGGGCGGTATCAGAGATCGTGACCGACGCACCCGTGGACGGGGCGAACTTGGTGCCGTTGTATTTCAGCACCTGGTTGGCGGTCGCACCTGTCGTGTCAATCTCGATGGAGTCGACGGTCAGGACGCTGGTGGCGGTGGTGCCGGTAATCGACGCTGACGCAGCCGACACGCTCGTCGTGGACGACAAGGCGTTCGCTGACACGGTGCCGGTGGCGGTGATCCCTGCGAACTGGGGACTCGAGGTCGTGCCGACTGCCTGTCCGATAGCCACGGTCGGGGTGGAACCTTCGCCGGTGCCTCCGGTGACCGTCACACCCGTACCGGCTGACAGCGTTTGCACGTAGTCGCCGGTGGTTTTGGTCCCGAGCGCAATCGAGTCGTTGCCGATCTGAGCTGACGGTACGGTGCCGGACGACAAGTTGGAGGCGTTCAGAGTGGTCAGACCTGAGCCGTCGCCGGTGAACACGCCTGCGGTCGTGGTGATGCCACCGGAGACGCTGATCGAGTTCGGTGTGCGGATTTGGTCGTAGCAGTTGACGATGATTTCGCCCGTGTTGCTGTTGATGCGGGCGGCGTAAGCGACGACTTGGATGACATCGGACGATCCGGTTGGGCGAGTGTTTGTCAGACCACCCGTCGCCCCGACGTAGAGGGGTGCGCTCAGGGTGTAGGTGGAGGTGTTGAGGCTGTCAAGGTTGCCGATCACGATCATGTGGCCGGTCGACCCTTGTGTCAGGGTGGTGGCGCAGATGCCGACCGCTGGCATGGTTGCTGGGGTGTCGGCTCGAGAGGGGCTGACTTCGGCGACTTGGGTTGAGCCGACGGTGCCGGTGATGTAGACCGGCGTTCCAGCGTTGATGGTCGAACCGGAGTTGTTCTTGATGTGGTAGTAGAGCGACCCCGCCAGGTTGCCGTGTATGTGGTTTGCATACAGGATGCCGTCCACCGTCAGGTCGGTGGTGAATCGCCCGTCTCCGGTCACGTCAAGGGCGTATGACGGCGTTGTGTCGTTGATGCCGACCCGGTTGTTGGTGGCGTCCACGTACAAGGTGCCGGAGTCGACATTCAGCCCCCCGAAAGCGACGGTGTCGCCGGTGCCGACGGCCTGCCCGATGGCGACGCTCGGAGTGGAGCCTTCCCCGCCGGAGCCGGTGACGGTGACGCCGGTGCCTCCGGTGACCCCAGCGACGTAATCTCCGCTGGTTTCGGTGCCGAGAGCGATGGTGGGGCGACCCCATTTCAAGCCCGAGGTTTGTGCCGAGTCGGCGATCAGCAACTGGTCGTTCGTGCCAACGGGGAGCCGTACCGGGGTGTCGTCGGCCTGACCGGCGATCAGGTCACCTTTGGCGTCGATGATGGACTTGGTGATGGCGGTCGGGTCTTGCTCGGATGTCCACCGCAGGCCAGTCGTTTGGCTCGAGTCGGCGATCAGCACCTGACCGTTGGTGCCAACAGGAAGCACCTGGTAGGCGTTGGGGCCGGTCCCGGCGAGCAGGTCACCTTTGGCGTCGAACGCCACTTCGGTCGGGTCGTCCACCCACGCCAAGCCGGAAGCGGTGGAGGAATCTGCGGCCAAGAGCTGACCGTCGGTTCCGACCCCGAGCCGAATCGGGGTGTCGGCAGCCGAAGCAGAAATGAGGTCACCTTTGGCGTCGAGGATCGTCTTGGACAGGGCGTTCGGGTCGGTGGCTTCGACGGCGGCTTGGACGACGCTGGGCTGTGCAAGGGACGGGGGAATGGTCACGGGGTCACCTCCTTGTGGTATTTCATTATGCCAGTACCCGTGTCATCCAAAGGGTGGCTGTGTAGTTCCTTGACGAAAGAGCATTGTTTTGCACCTCAAGTTTGATTGTGTCGTTTGCGACTAGATAAGCGTTGGCTGACACGAAACCTTTGTACGGAGACGACGCAGCCGACCAGGAAGCACCCTGCAACGTGCTTCCATTCAGATTCAGAAACACGCTGTTTCCCGAAAAACCACCAGTTGTTTCTGCCCAAGCACCAATCGCATACAAACCGGGAACGGTGGCCGGAACCGTGATCGTGTCGCTGGTGACGCTGATGAAACCCCATTCGTCTGAATCTTCGGTGTCGAAAGAGATGTTGGCTTGCGCGCCCGAGGCGATTGTTTGGTTCGCTACGCGACGTACTTTGAGATACGGAGTGTTCAGGTAGTTCTCGAGGCTTTGGTCACGCTGGTCGAGCAGGTCACGGGTTTCTCGGGACAGGTCACGGAAGTCGTCGCCCCGGTACAGGTATTGGAAGGGCATCAGTCCTCGCAGACCACGATGAGGCGTTTCAAGCACCCGTTGGTGAGGGTGGCTGTCGGCTTCATGCCGTAGCCCTTACCGGCGTTGTCGGTGCGGTATCGCCGGGTGTAGGTGGGGCTGGCAACCTGTGCGCTACCAGCGGTGAACGACACGCTCGTAGACGCTGGGGCTGTCACCGACGCATCAAGGTCGGGCATCCCGGTCGGGGCGACCTGCACGGCGACCGTCCCGGCGAACTCAACGACGATCTCTTTCACCGTGAATGGCTTGTTGTGCCAGTATTCGGGGAACGTGGCCGACCCGACAGAGTCGTTGACTGCGCTGGATGGGGCCAACGTAAACACATAATCCCGATCCAAGAACGGGGGCGCGATCTCGTTGTGGATGGCTCGGTGGAACACAATGTTTTGTTTTGCGGAACCCAAGTCAACGGTGGCGACGACGAGGTATTCGTTCAAGGCTTCCGGCCCGCACCGCCCGACTTGCTGCAAACCTGTTTCGGTAGATGCGGTGACGAGCGACGGCGTGTCGATGTCCAGTCGCGCCCATGTCCCCGGTTCGGATTGCACGTAACAGATGCCGGAGCGCAACATGACGCAGAGTCGTCCGTCGTTCAGCACCGAGATGCGCCCCTGCTGGTAGCCAAGTGGCTGAGCGACCTTGACATCGTCCATGTCCATGACGGCGACCGGCCTCGTTGATGTGCCGAGCATTTCGTAGATGCGCCCGTCCGGTGCGCCGGACAGGGATTGGTCGAGGTAGTAGAACGCCCGGTTGTAGACGACTCCATCCCTCATACCTTCGGTGACGGTTGCTTCGGGGACGATCTGCTGAATGGTGACGCCCGACCCCAACACGCCGGTCATGCTGTAGACACCTGTGGTGCAGACGACGAGCAGGTCGCCCGACCGTGGCAGGACGTTTAGAATCGCCCCGGCGAACTCGTAATACTGGCTGGTGGAGAAGGTGGTCAGGTCGGTGTTCGAGTAGAACAGTTTCCGGCTGGTTCCACCCCATGCGACGTTCCGGTAGCCGTACAGGACGAGATCGGTAATGCCTTGCCCGCCGAGAGCCGTGGAAACGCTGGCGTCGGTTCCAGCGGTGGTGATTGACCGGATGTAGCCCGCCGACCCGCCGTCGGTGCGAACATAGAAGAACTTGCCGCTGATGTTGTCGTAGGAAACCTTCCCGAGAACGGCACCTGTCAGCGTTGTCGTAGTAACGCTCGGTAAAGGAAACGCCGGTCCGTTTGCAACATTGAACTTGACCATCTTCGATGTCCATGCGCCCGAGGCGTACCAAGACGCGAAGCAATAGACGTTCTCTCCAACTATCCATTGGTCGGGAATCGCCGCTTGTGTTGTCGACGCAACAGCAGATTGTGTGTAAGCAAGCAAGGGTGCGCCATAGGTCATCAACTGCCCGTATGGGTTGGTACCACCATTTTTTCCTGTGAACGTGTTGCGGGGCAACTCCGTTGATCGTTGCCCGGTGTAGTAGCCGCCGGAGAAGTCGTCGTAGACGATCTGAAAGGTTGCCACGGTCTACTCCCAGGTGGCGTAGTCGCGCAGTCGGTTGAACTTGATCCGTTTGTTGATGGTGGTTCGGTTGTCGTCGTTCAAGGTGCGAAGCCAGTTTTGGTATTCCTGCAAGTAGAGACTCGCCCGGCCTTCGTCCTGGCGTCGGGCGGCGCACAGGTAGGCGGCGTAGCAGACGATGGCGTAGTGGTACGGGGCGGGCATGAGCGGGCTGGAACCGTCGGACGACAACGCTGGCTCGTTGCGGAAGTAGTAGAGGGTGCCGGTCAGAGCCGTCGAGGGAATCGGCGTGATCTTGATGTACGAGCCATAGATGACGTACCCGTAGCCGATGTCGTTGGACACCGGGTCGAGGAAGTCCTCCAACGGGACTGGTTCGACGAGAGAATCGTTCAGCACCAGTTTGTTGGCTCGCATGAAGTCCGACGGCAGAGCCGACTGGCCGTAGACAGCGTCAAAGGTCGGCGAAGCCGTCGAGGCGAGCCACCACCAGTCTTTCTCGGCTGAGATGCGAGCGAGAGCGTCGTTGATAGCGGTGTTCACGTAGGTGTTCGTGATAAGGCCGTCGAGGCTGTTGCCGGAAATGTCCGACTGGATGGCGAGCCGGTCTTTGACTGCGTTGCGGAGGTCGCCACGGTTCATGTCAGACCACCATCACGCTGTACGCTTGCGCGCCGGACGAGATCAGTTTGACGAGCGGGCTGGTGCCGTCGCCAGGGATCGTGATTGTCATGCCGATGAGGCAGACGTAGCAGTCGTCGCCACCGACCGTCGGGGCTGTCACGCCTTTGGTCGGGTCGCCGAACGTGAAGAAGATCGGCTGGCCGGAGGTGGTGCGGTTGGACACGATGAGGAACGAGCAAGGGTTGTTGAGGGTGACCTCGTCGACGACGTTGGACGACAACACGGCGTGTTTCGCTGTGTTGACGGTGAAGGT